CCGCCAACTGATCGTGCTGTCTGTCCTGTTTGCGACCTTGCTTGCCCCGTTCATCCTGCCGTTCTTTGGCTTGCCCACCTTTGTGGAGGTGGATGCAACACAACCAGAGGGGCTGTTCGGGCTGTTCCCGCAGACCACCCGCAAGTATTTTGTTGAGGTGAACGGGTTCCTGTTCGCGTCCGAGACACGGCAGATTCTCGTTAGTATCGTCGGCTTCTACTTCGGCAGTGCTGCCGCAGCGAACAAGTCATAAGGAGTTACACCATGAACCGAATCTACGCACTACTGCTCCCCCTCTTGCTTGTTGCGTGCGATAGCGCACCAAAGATCGTTTCCGATGACCACATGAAGGAAAGCCCCATCATTCAGGGACTGCGCCACAACATTGAGACAGGCGCAAAGGGTGGCGGCAATTGGGGATGGATCCTGTGGTATCTGCCTGTGCTTGCGCTTGCTCTCGCATGGGCGTGGCGTGAGTTCATCTCCAAGCGCAAGTCCACTCTTGCAGCCAAGGGCAAGGCTCCTCGCCGCAAGAAGACCACCGCTCGCTAGTCTTCGTCGTCTACTTGTCTTTCCTGCAAGGAGCCGTGCAGTTTCTTGCAGATGTAGTACGAGTCCACGATGTCTGACACGGGACTCACGCTGTCGCTCTTGTTGGGTGTAAGCATGGTCTTCAGGCTCACACCTGTTTCGCTGATCCACGCGGTATACATGGCATTCTTGTCTGCGTTGCCCTTGCCCGTGGCGTATTTCTTCACTTCGGTGGGTGGCATCACGGTAACAGGAATGCCCAACTGGTACAGTTTGTACTTCAGGACACCTGTGTTCTCCGCGATCTGAAACACGCGACCGCTTGCACCGAACGCGTAGCCTTCAAGCGCAACATGGGTGCAGCCCATCACAATGTCTATTGCCCAATCCGCAATTGTCTCGTAGCGGTGCTCGTCCGAGTCCCAATCATTCAACCGCTCGCCAAAAATATTGGTGCAGCGTATTTCAGACTGCTTCTTGTTGTTGGTCAAAAAATAGAACGAGCAGTCCTGATGGCAGAATCTCCCCGTTGCGGAGGGCTTGAACAGGCACACCGCAGGACCACATAGAGAATAATCAATTCCTGCAATGATCATGGCATAGGTATTTAGGGCGTATACATACAGCAAAGGAGATTTACACTATGATCCCATCAGTGATTCCTAACATGGTCAGCGAAAACTACAACGAGACTGTTCTTATTCCGCTTCTCCACGAGAAGGTGAACGAACTCACCGCTCAAGTCATTGTGCTTGAAGCCAAACTGCGGATTGCCCAAAAGGAAAAGGGAGAAATGGAGAAGCGTCTTGCTGCTGTGCCTCCTGCTCCTACTAGTTCTTCTCCCGTTGTGGGCACTGCTATGGAAGCAGAAGTAGAGCGGGATCCTGTTGGCTGAGTGTGTGGTGTATCCACACGCGGATCATCTGAATCCGCACACCGATGTTCTCAAAGATTCGTCCCCTGTCCGACAGGATAGCAGAGGTAACTGCAACCAATTCGCCTTTGGTGTTCAGTATTGCGCCTCCTGAATCACCGAACCACGCTGTGCCGTCAATGGTGAGGAAGCGCAGCGCGAACGGTTCCTCCATCAGCACACCGTAGCACCAAAACACGCCAGGATTGCTGATCTTCTTGACCCCGCCGCCGTAGCCCACCACCGTGAGGTAGTCGTAGCGAGAAACGTCTTCGTTGGCGTGGTGGAGCGCAACAGGCGTTTCGGGGCAGTCTGCCGTCAGAAACACGAGTGCTGCGTCCACCACGATTTGTCCGTCCACCTTGTAGAGTGGATGTGTAACTATTTTATAAATGGGGTAGCATCCGCCCCCTGTTGAAAAATAGTGTGGTCGGCTCTTCCCATCAGTGCAATGCCCTGCGGTCAGCACCACACGGGGAGCGATTAAAATACCGCTGCCAATCATCCCCTCTTCGGCTGAAAGAAGGCATCCTATTGCGCTATGTTCTGTCGGGGGTATGATCGTCCACCCCTTGAGCCACGGACGGCTCTCGGCGGGAGCCTGTGGCGGGATTGGGGCTTCTAGTGTAGGCGGGACAGGCGTTGCACAGGCTGCTAGGACGAGTGCAAGGGCAGTGAGAAGAGGCTGTACTGCGCGGCTCTTCATGCAAATATTTAGGGAGCCTGCCCAAATAAAAATTACCAGATTTTCAAAAAAGAAACCCCCGCACTTCACGGGGGTCGGACAGGAGATACGCTCTCCTGTGGGGTGTCTATTTTGCCTGTTTGGGAACAGGCTCAATATTATGTAGTCAGGTCAACCACTTCACACTTGTCTCCGCTGCACGCAAAAGTCTGTGTGCCTACGGTGCTATCAGTCTTCTCGTAAGTGCTCAACTCGCTCCAATCAATCTCTGTTGGCATCTTTTCTATTGCTGCCTCGTACTGCTCCTTCGTGCAGTCCTGGTAGGGAGCCTGCTGATACGTGTGGTCGGAGTGGGGGAGGAACGAGATGCCGCTGATCTCGTCAAAGTGCGCGTACACCCATGCGCCTACCTCCATCCACTCATGCTCACGCACGGTAACGGTAATGGACGGCTTGTGTTCGCACCAGTGGCGCTGATACTTCAGCCACAGTTCAAGGTGCTGAATGGCGGTCATGTCATTGCGGGTAACGGAACCCGCAGCCTTCATGGGGAACGAGAACACCATTGTGTGATCGGGGCGCATCACGCACGGCTCCGCAGGGATACCCTTGTCAATCATGAACTGGCACATGGGATCCTTGCGGTCTGCACGAACGGTGCGGATGTAGTATTGGGAGTGGCGAGCGTGGATGCCGCTTGCTGCATCGGTCAACTGCGACACCGTTCCGCTGGGCTTGATGCACGTGATTGCCGCAGCAGGATTAATCCCAATCTTCTTCGCCCACTCCTTGTTCGCGCCCACGGCTTCGCCACGCAACCGCTGTAGCAGTCCGTTCAGCGCGTCACCACGGGAACGCATAAGTGCGTTGTCCATGATGCCTGTGAGCGAAACGCCAAGCAGTGCCTCTTCTTCGCAGTTCTTGCTCCACTCGCTGCTGAGATACGGGAAGTGGGTGAGTGATGCCTGCCATGTGCCAAGGATTGCAGCAAGACGAACCTTGCGAGCAAGCGACTCCTCCGTGTCGTGCGGACGCACAACCACTTCGCTCAGGTTGCAGAACTCCTTGTCGCGTAGAATGATCTCGGAGCAAGGATTGGTGCCGAACTCGTATGACGGATCACGACGCTCACCCAACTTTGCAACAGTCTTCTGTGCCGCTTGACGGTTGAAGATGCCGCGCTCGCCGCTCTTGCTCTTGTAGAGCGAAAGCCACTCCTCCATGAACACGCCGATGTCGGGCTTCTCCTTGTACGCAACAGAGTTGTTCGCAAGGGCACGCTGCGGATTCTCAAGCCACCACTGCCCTGTCTTTGCCTCACGCATACGCTCGTCTGTGAGGTTGGACAGGGAGATGAGAGCGGAACGGCGCACTCCACCAACCACAACGATCTCTGCGATCTTGCACACAATGTCGTGGCACTCAATGGATGTGAGTTTGCGTCCTGCTGCTCGCTTGAAGGTGTCGGTGGTGAAGCGGAAGAGTTCGTCCAGCGGACGGGGACCGCTTGCGCGACCGCCAAAGGTTTTCAGCCGCGCTCCTGCGGGGCGGATTTTGCTCATGTCCCACTGCGGAACCTGACCGCCAATCAGCAGTGAAACCAGTTCACGGTATGCCTTTGCCCAACCCTCCTTGGAGTCCTTCACCACAATCACGGTGTCAGACTGCGTGAACTGCTCTGCAATGGTGGGCAGTTTCTCCACGTACTGCCGCTCCACGGAGAAGCCAACGCCTGTGCCGCACATGAGAACATACAGGATCTCGTCAAACGCACGCACCTTGTTCACTGCCACATACGAGCAGTTGTAGCCAGCGGTGTTGTCGCGCTTCAGTGCCTCGCCTGCGGTCATGAGCGAACGCATGGACGGCATGATCTCCAGATTGAGAATTGCGTTGCGTAGATCGTCACGTGTGGTCTTCGGAATCTTCACGCCCCGCTCCGCGAAATGCTCGTCAAAGAAACGGAAGTAGCGATCCACTGTCTCCTCCCACGATTCCCTCCGCTTGGCATCCTCCAACCAACGAGAGTAGCGCGAAAGGTGAATGAAATCCTGGTAAAGAGTGGGCAGTCGCTTCATGAGTTATCTCCTTGTTGTTTTGATAAGCAGAGTATGTATTGGGTTGCCCAATGAGTCAACCCTCATTCTCCGCAGTTCTTATTTTTTGTTTACAATACACCGCACATACCGCTCGGTTGGCTCTGCATTTTCAAGAATAGTGTAGTGTGTGCATATCTCTTTTGCCAAATCTTCTGTTTCTTCACGCGTGTACAGCACATGGTGTGCAGAACCTGTGCAGTTCTTTATGGTGCTGAACACGATGTATTTTTCAGCAACTGCTGCGCTTTGGTGGAGCAGCGACCGCATAATGGATTTTTGATTTTCAATAGTGTTGTTTCCTATCAATCCAACTGTTCCAAACAGACACACCATGTCATACTTACGGTGTGTTGGGATGGTAGTGTAAGTCTTGCATTGACACAAGCGCAGCGTGTCTTCACGAATATCAACTGCTTCGTATTCGCAAAATATTCCGTTTTGGTCTAGCCATTGTTTAAGACGGCACGGACCAGATCCCACATCCAACACGCTATTGAATGAAAACCACTTTAGGTTTTCGTATCGTGTTGTGTCGTTTGGTGCGTATCCTGCGTCGTTAGGAGATGAATACCACATCACAACGGAAGTTGAGGAAACACCACTTCTTCAGGAGTGCTGTAAGTTTGCGGAATATCTCGGAGGGCTTGCCGATACGCTCCCCACTCTTCAACTTTTTCTTCCGAAAGACGACAATCGCGCAACTGTGTCCAATCACGGGCTGCAAGAAGAGAATCACGTTCCACTCGTATGTCTTCCCATTTTCTGAGTGTGGAGTTTTCCTGTTGTGTTTGTAGTTCTACAGGGTCTATTGATTTAATCGTCCACAC